ATGGATCCCGACACCAAGGAAATCTTTGATGGTCAAGCCTTCGAGGATAACAACCGGTTACTGCGCATCGGCACCAAGATCTCCGAGACGCAGATTAAATATTGGCTTGGGTAGTAATAAATGGCTGGTCGAAAGGCAATCTTTTTAGCACCGACCACCGGTAGACAGCTTCAAGTGACTGTCGAAGAAAGTGGGGAGGATCTCTCAAGCCAATATAGAATTTTTTTTACAGATGATCAGATGTTAACACCAGAAGAGGAGACAGGCCTTCCAAAAGGGCAAGAATTAGACATACAGGAAACGCGTACGTATTTCCCTTGTACTAAGGCGCAATACGAGGAACTTATGAAGGTGAAGGGTCCTGGTCTTGTTCTAATTCCCGCGATGGCTGCTGGTCGCCGGTCTAGGAAGCGCCGCGCAACTCGGAGAGCCAAGAAGCGCACACGTCGGTCCAGGTCTTGAACTTCATGTCAGCAATTGCCGCGCGCATCTTGATGTAGTTTGCCAAGGTCGTATCCATCGCGTCCGTAACATCTGACGGATCAAATGACGGCGCGCTCAGTCCAAGCGGCATAGCGGCAGCCTGGTAGACAAGCGGACCGGGGCGGATATACGTAGCCACGCTGGTGGGCAGAAAGGAACGATACGAGCCTACATCCGTCACAATCTGCGGAGCGCCCGTATACAGGTGCTCGAGCTGACACAGACCGAAGCCCTCGCCATCCGAGGTGTTGATACCGATATCGCACATATTGTAGATCTGATTGATGCCCTCATCATTGAGCGTATTCGGAGGGGCTGTATCCACAATCGCCATCCGCTTGGCATAGATATTCGGATCCAGACCGGCTCGGGTAAGCTGATCGTGGAAGATGCGCTGAATGTCGTAATGCGCACCCTTCTGCGGGTCAACAGCCGTCACCATGAGAAGCCAGAGCGGCTTGTCCTGATGCCGCTTCAGAAGATCTACGAAGCCCATGATGGTCAGATCTTGACGCTTCCGCTGGCTGTTCCGGTTCGCATTCAGGAAGACAATCGCCTCGGTGGGAAGACCCACATTCTTGCGGAGAGCTGACCGAGTCGCAATTGGAAGGTTGGAGAAGATCGTCGAGTCCACTGCGTGCTCCATGACAAGCGGAGTTGCTCCACCATACTCTGCGAACGTCTTGGCCCAGGAATCAGTGAAGCAGAACACCTTGTCGGCTGCCTTGTTCAGCTCGTCCATTAGAGGCTGAGCAATTCCAGTGTAGACCTGATCCACATAGAGCCACAACTTGTAAGGAGTCTCGCCCTTCTTATACTTCATGGACTGGATGAACCTCGCAATGATCATCGGATCATTGTAGATCATGACCACGTCCGGTCCGACCATCTCCAGATACTCGTGGATCTTGTTGAACCCAAATCCCTCCTCCTTCGGATCTTCGTTTGCGGCTGCGTCATAGGCTACAATTCCCTCGGGCACCTTGCGAATGTTCTTGCGCTCCGGGTGGCGCTGAAATCCAAAGTGAAACGTCTTGACCTTAGGCGCAAGCGTGGCAGCCTGAGTCAACAGGTTGGAAACGACCTTCGAGTATCCAGTCGTCTGATCGACGTGAGTGCTAACGAGAACAAAGCGCATTATATCAGTTATATCTGGTCTGTATAAATAAGAATGCCACTTCTACGGCCAGCTGCATCGGATGTCACCGCATACATAAAAGCTGCTGCGCAATATGTTCCTACCGGAGGTAGAGGAAAGCCGGCACCTATCGTCGGCTTAGGCGCAGCTGTCCGCACCTCATTGGTCGGAATCCGCATGTCTCCATCATCCACTGCGCTGGTCATTCCATCGATTATTCCCGTGGCTGTGCCTGTGGCCGCGGTAGTAACACTAGCCAACTCAGGAACTCAGGACACATTCATTGCCAAGTATAACTCGGCAGGTCGTCTTCTATGGGCTGCACGGCAGGCGAGCCCGGGGAGTGACACTGTAAACGGCATTACTATTGATTCATCTGGTAATGTGTTCATCGCAGGGGATTATGGTTCAGATCCACACACTTTGTATAACTCTGACGGGTCTACCGCTACTACCCTGGCCAACTCTGGAGGAAAAGACGGGTTCGTCGCCAAGTATAACTCGGCAGGTGTTGTTCAATGGGCTGCACGACAGGCGGGCACATTGGCTGACTATGCAATGAGCCCCGCCGTTGATTCATCTGGTAATGTGTTCGTCGCAGGATATTTTTCCTCAAATCCGTTCACTCTGTATAACGTTGACGGGTCGGCATTCGCTACTACACTGGCTACCTCTGGCTTGGAGGACTCGTTCGTTGCCAAGTATAACTCGGCAGGTGTTGTCCAATGGGCTGCACGACAGGGCGGGGCTTCGAGTGACCTTCCAAGAAGCGCAGCCGTTGATTCATCTGGTAATGTGATTATAGCGGGGAACTATAACGCGAATCCGCTCACTCTGTATAATGCTAACGGGTCGGCATTTGCTACTACGCTGATTAACTCGGGAGGAATGGATGGGTTCATTGCCAAGTATAATTCAGCAGGTGTTGTTCAATGGGCTGCACGACAGGCAAGTACGGGAACTGATAGTGTAAACGGCATTAGTATTGATTCATCTGGTAATCTGTTCATCACAGGGCATTATTCCGCGACGCTCACTCTGTATAACTCTGATGCATCACCATTCGCTACGACGCTAGACCCCGGAGGAGCCCAGGAGTCGTTCATTGCCAAGTATAATTCGGCAGGTGTTGTCCAGTGGGCTGCACGACAGGGTGGCACGGGAACTGATAATGGATATGGGATTGCTGTTGATTTGTCTGGTAACGTGTTCATCACTGGACTTTATACTTCAGACCCACTCACTCTGTATAACTCTGATGGATCACCATTCGCTACTACACTGATTAGGGCGGGAGGACAGGATGCATTCATTGCCAAGTATAACTCGGCAGGTGTTGTTCAATGGGCTGCTCGGGTCGGCGGGTTGGTGAATGAACGTGGAAATGGAATTGCTGTTGATTTGTCTGGTAACGTGTTCATCACTGGATTTTATACTTCAAACCTACTCACTCTGTATAACTCTGATGGATCACCATTCGCTACTACGCTAGCCAACTCGGGAGGACTGGATGCATTCATTGCCAAGTATAATTCAGCAGGTGTTGTCCAATGGGTTGCACAACAGGCGGGGGCTTTGACTGATGTTAATATGGCCGTTGCTGTTGATTCATCTGGTAATGTGATTGTAGGTGGTTACTATAGTTCGAGCCCACTCACTCTGTATAGCGCGTAAATAATTTGAATGATTGAACATAATGCAGGTCAACTCGGCTCAGGATTATCTGACTGCGCAAAAGCGTCGTATTGTTGCGGCCAACTTTGCACCCGACCCGCAGCCGGCACAACGGCGGTATAACTATGTCTATGTCTCCCTGCTCGCCAACAAGGCGACGCAGTATGATAAGGTAGCCTATCCTCAGACACTCAGTCTGGCTGGTAGATCTATTCCTGGTGGCGCGTACACCGCAGCGGGTGCGCAGATCACACAGGCGAGTCAGAGCACTCGTCCAGTTATCAATTCCTGTGTGAACTGCCCAGTGGTTCCTGTAAATAGCGCCCTCCCCGGATCACTCATCTAAAGAATCAATGTGCCTTAATACAAATGCCTGGCGCTCTCATGCAGTTAGCCCAGGTGGGGTCACAGAATACACTGGTCAATGGAAATCCTTCCATGACGCACTTCCGTGCAGTCTATCGGCGGCATACGAATTTTGCTATGGAGCACGTTCGCATGTCCTTTACTTCATCCAACCTCGATTTTGTCTTCAATGGAACTAGAACATTGACCTGTAAGATCGATCGCTATGCGCAGCTGCTGCACGATACGTATCTGGTTCTGACTCTTCCCGATATCTGGTCGCCAATGTCCCCAGTGTCCACTGCACCTTCTGGGTATGATCCCGCGTGTACGGCGATAGGGTATGAGTTTCAGTGGATCAAGAACATAGGATATAACCTGATTGACCACGTAGAAATCGTTGCAAATGGTGTCAAGCTCCAGAGTCTTACCGGCGAATGGCTGAAGATGTATTCCTACTTTACACACGACGAGAACAAGCGGCGAGTCGTAGATCAGATGGTTGGAAATGTGCCCGAAATGTATGATCCGGCAAATGCATATGATCGCACAGGCCAGTATCCTCACGCCGTTACTCCAACTGGTGCGAGCACAACCTTTCCATTCTCAGCCACACCTGAGCCATCTATCCGCGCTCGTCAGTTGGTGGTTCCCCTTCACTTCTGGTTCTGCGAGAACCCGGGTCTGGCACTCCCATTGGTTTCGATGCAGAACAGCGAGACTTTCATTAATGTAGTCCTTCGCCCTCTGAATCAGTTGTACACCGTCATTGATGTTGCTCCAGCTAGTCCTACCTACGGGACACGTATTCAGCCCACAAGTTCGCAGGCGATGAATCTATTCCTGACTCCACCCACCTTGTCGGGCGGAACTTTGAACAACACCATCAATACATTCACAGCTGACCCTTATCTTGAAGGCAACTTCATCTATCTCACCGATATGGAGATGAATCAGCTGGCAACTGCTGATCAGACATTCCTTCTGAAAGAGGTGCGGCATGTCAATGCAGAGGGGCAATATGGTGCGAATACCGATATCATTATTCCAATGTTTAATTTGGTCACGCGGATTGTATTCACAGCTCAGCGTTCGGATAAGATCCTGACGAATGACTGGGATAACTATACGAACTGGACTAACCCGGATCGTGCGCCGTTCACGCCGAGAGATCCAAACTTAACTGGAGACACATGCTTTTCATCCGGACAGGCTCAGATCTCTTCGGTCTATCCACGAGATCCAGTTACAGATGGTATTCTGCTCTTCGAGGGAAACCTGCGTTTCCAGACGAAGCCATCTGGTTACTTCTCGCTTCTCCAGGCGTATAAGCACACAACGGGTGCTGTACCTTCTAAGCTTCCGGGTGTATACATGTATTCGTTTGCCCTTGATCATGACCAGTATCAACCCAGTGGAGCGATCAATGGTAGCATGTTCAATAAGGTAATCCTACGGGTCTCCCTTCAGCAGCCACTTCCGATTGCAGTTACCACAACAACCGCAGCACAGAATGTCGTCTGTATTTTAAAGTCAACTGCGCTCAGTGAAAATCCGCTCATTATTCCTCCGGGCAATGTTTCTTTATATACGCCTGACCAAGTGATATCGGTTGTCCCGTCGACTTCGAATAACAATCTTGTCTTTGAGTACACCTACAACGTCGGAGTCTATGTTGAGTCCATCAACTATCTCCGAATCGTGAGCGGAATCGCAAATCTCGTGTTTGCTTCTTAACAATGGGTGATATCACGCTGTTGAAGGCAAAGTATGTGGTCGCTGACCAAGAGCTTGATCTTCTTGAACATATGAATACTGAACTGACGAAAAACTATGGCGAACTCCATGTTGTTGTTGCTGCGTTGGACACTAAATTGCGTGCAGATCACCGAATTACAACGGCAGCTGATTCCGTCCTTCTGGCGGCAAACCCGCCTAAACTGACGGTAGAGTATACCGACGAAACCGGTGCTTGGCATCGAGCAACAGCAACTATCCGGGAAACACTTCATATTGGTGAA